GTCTCACGAGACTGGATTTAGGAAGTATCGTACAGCTCATATTGAAATTGCAAGAGGGAATGGTAAGGCCCACCCTCTCGATGAAATAGTCCCTACCCCTCAAGGGATTAAAGAATGGAGAGATATAGAAGTCGGATCAGAACTATATGCTAGAGATGGCTCAGTGTGTAAAGTAATTGGGAAAACTCCTGTACAGAAATATAAAGTCTACAAGGTCAAGTTTTCGGACAACACTGTAGTTAAATGCAGCTCCGGGCATTTATGGTTTACTTCCGACAAAGACCAAAGAGGTAAGAAACCTACCCAATCTGGTTATGAATCTGTAGTCAGTGCTTTAGATATAAAAGAAAGTCTAAAATTGCGAGGAGAGACTAACCACTCAGTAGGAAATGCTTCTCCTACGGCGGCAAGTAGGAGCTGGACAGACAGTAAAATATCTCCGTATTTTGTAGGTCATTGGCTTGGGAACTATATGTCAAAGGGGAGAAAGTTTAAAGAAGAGTGGCTGCTTATACCTCAAAAGGACAGACTCGATCTTTTAAGAGGATTGATCGACTCGGGAGGAAGTATATTTAAAGACAGTAGTTGCCGCTACTATTCCAGCGATATTGACATAGCACGTAAAGTTAGAATATTGGCCTGCTCTTTAGGTCTTAAAGCTACTCTTGTGGAGAAAAACATACCTGAGGATAATAAAAGACACTACATAGTAGACTTCACTCCTATGGACAGAGAGCTAGTGTCCAAAGGAACTTATAAGTATGCAGATAAGAGATATATTGTCGATGTCGAGGAAACCAAAGAGTTTGAGGAGATGTTTTGCGTTGAAGTAGATTCAAAAGACAGTAGTTACTTAATATCTGACTCTTATATCCCTACGCACAACTCGGCCATGGCATCTCAAACGGCACTTTATTTTTGTGCCTTTAACGGCAATGGCTCTAAAGTGGCATGTTTGGCCACTAGAAAAGAACAGGCCAGAATTGTTTTAGACTCTGCCAGAGAAATGGCCAGAAAGAATGAGTCCTTTAAACGAAAGAAAGGCATTGAAGTGATGGCCCACAAAATAGAACAAACTTCCTCTTTCTCAGAAATAAGAGCATTGTCTTCTGACCAGAACGGACTAGACGGTTTGAATGACGCACTCGGCATATGCGACGAATTACATGCAATGAAGAAAGAAGTGTTCGAAGTTATTTCCTCGGGTATGAGTAAGCGAAGAGACTCACTCCTTCTTTGTATTACGACGGCAGGGTTTAACACAGAGTCCATTGGGCATTCACAGTCTTGTTACGCAAAAAAGGTGGCCACTGGGGAGGTAGGGGACGAACAGTTCTTTTCACTAGTCTATACTCTGGATGACAAAGACGATGTGTTTGACGAGAATGTATGGATTAAGGCCAACCCTAACTATGGCCAGTCTGTGGACCCTACGACTTTTAAAGCGAAAGTAAATAAGGCGAGAGTAACTCCGAGCGACCTGGCCAACTTAAAAGTAAAGCATTTCAATGTTTGGATTTCAGAGGCCAGCGCATTTTATTCTCAACAAAAGTGGGACTTGTGTGAGGACACTACTTTAGACATCGAAGATTTCAGAGGCCAGAAATGTTTTATCGGACTAGACTTGGCCTCTAAAATTGACTTGGCATCTAATTTCAAATTATTCAGAAAGATGCATGAAGATGGCCTATGGCACTACTACGCGTTTGACGACACATATATTCCAGAAGAAACACTGAGAGAAATATCAAATACTTTGTTTGAAGAGTGTGTAGAAAAAGGCCACTTACATAAGACCCCAGGCGAAGCTATTCATTATCCACAAATTGAAGAAACTGTAGTCAAAGATGCCAGGAGATTTAAGTTAATCGCAGCGCATTATGACCCCTGGAACGCTACTCAACTCGCCCAGAATTTAAAGAACAATCATAGAATAAATATGGTGGAGTTTAGAATGAATACGGCAAACTTGTCTGAGCCTACTAAAACGCTGGACGCTCTTATCAGACAGAGAAGGTTCCATCACAATGGAAGTCCTCTTTTGAGGTGGTGTTTAGGTAATGTGGTTTGCAAAGAAGACGCTGCCGGGAATGTTTTCCCTAGAAAAAGTCACGATAGACTTAAGATCGACCCTATAGTTTCAGCATTAATGGCCCTGGCCGGGTGGATACAAGAAGAAGAAAACGAGTCTGTGTACGAAAATCGCGGTATTCGCATCCTATAGGCATGTAAAAAGTTTACATTTCCTTTTTTCATATCTAGTCTTTTAGCTAGGAGACTATTTATGAAATTAATTGACACAGCTAAAGCTAAAACTGAGTTTAAAATTGAGGCCAGACAATCCGAGGCGGACATACTTTTATATGGCGCAGTAGGGGATGACTTCTGGGAAGACTCAGTGTCGGCCAAGTCTTTTTCGGACGAGCTTAAGGTCCTTCCAGAGTCAGTTAAGAAGATCAACTTAAGAATAAATTCTCCAGGCGGGTCAGTATTTGATGGCGTCACAATCTATGAAAGACTAAGACAACATAAGGCCAAGGTCACTGTGTATGTAGACGGCATGGCCGCTTCTATTGCTTCAATTATCGCACTGGCCGGAGACGAGGTCATTATAGGCGAAGGAGCTTTCTTCATGGTCCACGCTCCTATGTCAGGAGTTATGGGTAATGCCCGAGAAATGGAAGACATGATCGAGGTACTGGATAAGATCGAAGCACAGATGACTGGAATTTATTCTAGAAAAACTGGACTTTCTAGTGCAGAGATTTCTAGAATGCTCATGAAAGATACTTGGCTTAATGCAGAAGAGGCAGTTGAAATGGGATTTGCAGATAGAATTTCTGACAATGATGAGTCTCAGATGAGAGTTGCCGCTAGTTTAATCGAGAATGCTAACTGGATTAAGTCTAGACCAAATATGAAAACACGAGATGCAATGGCCCGTGAAAAGGTCAAAGACTTCAAAAATAATATTAAAGAGTTTTTAGCTCGCAAGTAGCGTAGCTTAACTAAAACCATTTTATAGGAGAAAAGTTATGAATTTGGAACAAATGAAAGCGAGACTTGCGGAAATCGTTTCTAAGCTAGAAGATTTTCAAGACATTGAAAGTTTCAGTGACGAGCAAGTAGAAGAAGTAAATGCCCTTAACGATGAGTTCGGCGGGCTTAAGAAAAACATTGAAGCTAAAGAGCGCATTGAAGTAATGAAACAAACTGCTTCTGCTCCTAAGCGTCAAACAGCTACTAAGCCAATCGAGAACGCTGCTTCAAGCAACTCTTACGGTGCCGTAACTGTTTCTAAAACTAAGAAAGACAAGTTGGGCGGATTTGAGAGCTCAGGTGATTTCCTTATGGCCGTTAAACGTGCCTCTGCCGGAGACATCGACAAGCGTTTTCAAAATACAATGTATGAGAAGAACGGTGAAGACGGTGGATTTCTTGTACCAGAAGAAATGAGAGAAGAAATCGCTCAGAAAATGGGCTCAGACGAAGCTCTTATTAGTCGTACACGACAATTCCCTATCGGTGGAAACGCTCTTAGCCTTCCAACTGATGAAAACCAACCTTGGACAGGTGGCGTACAAGCCTACTGGACCGCCGAAGGCCAACCCATCACTGGCTCTGACCACAGCTTTGGACAAGCAAACTGGAGACTTCATAAAGTAGCCGCTCTTGTGAAAACAACTGACGAACTTCTTGAAGATGCCGTTGCTCTTGAAAGCTATATTCGTGCCATGGCCCCAGAAGCTATTATGCACAAAATCAACGAAGCTATCCTTACTGGCAATGGCATTGGCAAACCAAAAGGGATTTTGACTTCTGGTTTTAAAGTAACTGTAGCTGCCGAGTCTGGACAAGATGCCGACACAGTTGTTGCTCGTAACGTAATCAAAATGTATAGCAGAATGATTCCTCGTTCACGTGCTAACGCTGTATGGTTTATCAACCCAGAAGTTGAAGAACAACTTAAGTCTATGACTGACGACAATGGTAACTTCATCTATATTGCTCCTGGTTCACAAATGAATCAGACTCCTTATGGGACACTTCTTGGACGACCAGTCCTTCCACTACTCGGTGGTATGAAGGCCCTAGGTGACGAAGGCGACATTATGTTTGCTGACCTAAGCTACTACTACTCAATCATGAAAAGTGCTGGTATTAGAAGCGATGTTTCTACTCACCTTTACTTTGATCGTGACCAAACTGCTTATAAGTTCATCATGAGAGTTGACGGTTCTTGTCCATTCAAGAGTCCAGTTGTGACTCAATATGGTAACTATGAAATGTCAGGTTTCGTTACTTTGGCCGACAGATAAATAATAGGCCCTAGGAAACTAGGGCCTTTTTAAGATGTACAATTAAAATGAACAAAACCTTTTAAGGAGAAATTATATGGAAGCGTTTTTAGCAGAAGAATATGGGATTAAGGACGGAATTGTCCCACAAGAAGTAAGTGCCTCTGCCGTCAATGGCGAGCGTATTTCTCTAGAAAACCTACACAGAGTAACTGTTTTAGTTTCTGTGGCAGCTACAGCTAGTGCAGCTTTGAGCTTAACTCTTAGACAACACAATGCTGCCTCTGCGGGTGACTCTAAAGACTTATCAGTCGATAACATGTACTACCACAAAGTAGATGCTGCTTCTTCTTTTACGAAAGTTGAGCCTGCTTCTGCCGCTGCAAGTTACGACTTGTTCGCAGTAGCAGATGTAGATAAAGCGGTTTTCGCTTTTGAAGTACTTGCAGAAGACTTAGACGTAAACAATGACTTTAGCCACTTTTCAGTAGATGTTACTGGTGATGCTACTGCTCGTCTTGTTCACGCTATTTATGTTGGTCCTGCCGACAAGCTTCCTGCTTACGAACTAGAGCTTTAGTAAGATATTTAAACACAAGAATAAGGGCCCACGTGGGCCCTTTTTTCTCATTGGAGTGAATTATGAAACTTAGATTTATAGGCGATGCCATGTATAGAGGAGAACTCAAGTACAAAGAAGGCCAAGAAGTTGAAGTAAGTAACGATAAAGGCGAAGCAGATCGATGGCTTAAAAGAAACTTAGCTGTAGATGCCAAAGAAATACCTAAGAAAGAAGTTAAGAAAGAAGTAAAGAAAGAAGTTAAGAAAGAAGTTAAGAAAGAAGATAAGAAAGAAGTTAAGAAAGATGCTAAGTCTAAGAAAGATGCAAGTCTTGACCTTTTAGGAAAGAAAGACGAGTCTGAGTTAGAACTATAATTCATTTCTGAGGATTAGCTATGGCCTGGAAACTACCATTCTTTAAAAATAAGAAGTACCGCCCCAGGCAACCGCAATCCCCTAGGCGATATATTCAATTGTCAGGAGGCTCAGTAGTATCTCCTGACAGTGCCAAAGAGGTGTCTGCTTTTTACAGAGGCCTTACATATATCTCCACTCAGATTTCTAAAATACCTTGGGAGATAAAAGACGCGGATAACAAACTTGTAAACAACTCCCTTTCAAATCTTTTACAAGTCGCCCCCAACCCAGAAGTAAATGCATTTCACTTTAAAAACTGCATGGTCCAATGGGCCATTATTTTTGGAAATAGCTACGCAGAAATTGTAAGAGACTTGCGTGGAATGCCGACTCAACTTTGGCTTATGGACCCAAGAGACGTACAGCCCTGGAGAGACCCAGACGGAAACCTAATCTATAGAATTATAGGCGGCTCTGCTGCATACCCGGGACAAGATGCGTACCTAGCAAAAGAAGATGTGTTTCACTTAAAGAACTTCATTACAAGCGACAACGGAGTTATGGGCCAGGGAGTAGTTAGTTACGCTACGACCACACTAGGGATTAGCCTAGGGGCAGATCAATTTGCCAATGGGCTATTCTCCAATGGCGGTATGCCAAGTGGCGTTATAGAAGTGGGTGGAAGTTTAAGCGATGAAGCCTTTAAAAGAATTAAAGAGTCTTGGCAAGAAGCTCACGGCGGGAGAAAGGCCGGAGGGACGGCAGTGCTTGAAGAGGGCGCAAAGTTTGAGCCTGTCTCACTTGCCCCAGATGTTTTACAATTCCTAGAAACCAGAAAGTTTTCTGTGTTTGAAATAGCCCGATTCCTTGGCGTGCCTCCGACAAAACTATTTGATGGAGACTCTGCCACTTACAACAATATTGAACATGCCAACTTAGAAGTGGCCACAGATACCTTAGATGCTTGGGCCAGAAACCTAGAGTGCGAAGCAGATGTGAAACTTCTAAATAATAGAAGAGGCGGTAGAAAAACTGAGTTCGACATGTACGCTGTATTTAGAGGCGACATGGAAACTCGCTCTCAATACTTTAATCGTATGATGCAGAACGCCGCTATGACTCCAAATGAAATCAGACAAAAAGAGGGCATGAGCCCCTACGAAGGTGGAGAAAGATTCTTCATTGCCACAAACAACTTCTCCCCTGCCGACAGGATAGACGAAATTGTGGACTCTCAAATAAATAAAGTTAAAGAGAGTACAGCGCAAGACGATCTAAACGAGGAAGAAGAGAAAGAGTTGCGGGCAGTTGTAAAAGATTTCTTGCTGAGTAAAAGTAAGTAGAGTGTAACTAGAGACTAAAATCGCCCTTGAGCGCATTAGGTGAATAGTGAAGAATGAAGTCTTAATGGCCCTCGCCCTTAGATTGGCGGAGGATGCTGTACATGAACATGTTTCCCGGATTGAGCCCATACGCGGCCCAAGAGGATTTAGAGGGAGAGATGGACAAGACGGAAATGACTTTCATCTAAAAGACCACAAACAAGAAATACAGAATTTTGTTGAGGAAGTTTTTCCTAAGTACCCGGCATTGTCTCCAGAAGATAAAGCCGAGCTTAAAGGCGAACGTGGACCTAAAGGTGTTCCAGGTGCGAGTGGGGTAGACGGAAGAGATTTTAACTTAGAAGAGAATTTATCTTTAGTTAAGTCCGAAATATTAAATTTAATTAACAAGAAAAAAGAAGAACTAAAACTTAAGTTTAGCGACCTAGACGACGAGGAAGTTGCCCTACTCAAAGGAGATAAGGGCGCAAGAGGACAGCGAGGTAAGCCCGGAGAGTCTTTCAGTTTTGAGGACCACTCGCAAGACATAAAGTGTATTATATCCGATGTCATTAACTCCCTAAGAGAAGACCTCAGACTAAAGTTCGAGGACTTAAATGAAGAACAAAAAGTAGAGCTCAAAGGTGATAGAGGTGACAAAGGGCGTCCAGGTAAAGACGGTCGTGACTTTGATTTTAAAGAGTCTAGAAATAAAATCGAAAAACTCGTTTTGGATAATAAAGAGTCTTTACGACTAAAGTTCGAGAACTTAAATGAAGAAGAAAGAGAAGAGCTTAAACTCAAGTTTGAAGATTTATCTTCAAGAGACTTAGAGAATATCCGTGGGGCCAGGGGCCCTAGAGGGCAGAAAGGTAAAACTGGAGAGCCTGGGGAAAAAGGTCAAATAGGTCCAAGGGGTATCCCTGGAATGCCTGGCCTACAGGGCATCATGGGCCCGCAGGGGTTTGAAGGTCTTCAAGGGGAAGACGGAAGAGACGGAGAAGACGGAGAAGATGCTCCTCAAATATCTGAAATAATTGTAAGAAAAGACATAAACCACGAGAGATACTATTTCGTATTTGTTATGAGCGACGGGGAGAGAATAAGGTCTAACACCTTTTCTATGCCCGAGGCACAGGCCAGTGGTGGCGGCTCTATTGTAAGTAGGAGCTTGATTCAACTATTCCAAGATGGGGCCCTAGTAGCTTCTTCCAATAAAGTCAATTTTACTGGAGACGGAGTTACTGTTACTGAGGGCGTTGAAGGACAAGTCGATGTAGACATAGCGGCAGGAGGAGGCTCTACTCTTCTTGTCAACACAGTGGAGACATCGGAGTTAGAGTTCACAGGCGACGGCGTAGTTATCACCGACGACGGGCTAGGGACAACTACTGTAGACATCCCCGCTAGTCAAGCAGATATTCAGATTTGCGATGAAGGCGAGTTAATAGCGAGCTCTGTACAGAAAATAGACTTTGTTGGAGACAACATAACTGCCTTCCCAGTTGTCCCTATGTCAGAGTGGGACGCACTTTCAGATGTAGAGCCAAGTCTTTCAGAGTACGATAAAAACAACACTGCAAGTCAAATAGAAGTGAGAGTAGATGTTCCTGACGCGAGTTTGCTCAAGGATGTAGATTGCGAGGCCAGTGTATATGTAGGTTCTTTTGTCTATGTAGACAGCGGCTCACTTGCTAGGAATGCTTTAGCAGATACTTATAATACATCTAACGTCGTGGGATTAGTAGAGGCCAAGAGTTCATCTACTAAATGCGATATTAGATTTAATGGTCTGTCAGGGCCTATATATTCGGGGCTTAATCCGGCAGAGGATTACTACTTAAGTGACACTACTCCAGGGGAAATATCCAGCACTGTGACCACTACGTCAGGACACATAAAAATAAGAGTTGGACAGTCTTTCGGACAAGATAAATTCTTATTTGTCAAAGGCGAAAGGGTGGTGAGGCTATGACTATAAGAAATTTTGAGTATACAGATGTAGACGGGATTAAAAAAGAGGCGAGCGCATACACAACTGGCTCTTTTGTTACTACTTCTACTCCTGACTCTCCAGCTATTACAGGTTCAAATGGGAAGTTTGACGCTTCTTTAATTCCTTCACAAGTAGCTGCCAAAGCGGCCAGTCTCATTATAGACAGAGTGGCCTCGGAGCAAATATTTGCAGGAGATTTAGTTTATTCTACAGGCACAAATGAAATTGGCATGGCCGACAACTCAATAGACCTTGACGAAGCAAAGGTTATGGGCCTGGCCCTTAATGCTGCACTACAGACTGAGACAGTAGAGGTTCTTATTTTAGGAGTAGCAAACTCTATAGACTACTCAGTTTTTACAGCGAATGATATTTTATTTCTTGACGAACTGGGCGGGATTACTAATGTAAGACCCACAGTCCCGGATGCAAAATATTTAGTTCAAGTAGGTAAGTCCCTTGGAGGGAATGAAATACTGGTAGAAATAAAACTACCGACAGTTTTAGGAGGGTAATATGGCCACGACAAAAAAGAGAACAAGACCAACTGAGAAGAAAACAAAAAAGAAAACAGGAAAAGAATCGGCCAAGGTCGAGAAAGTTAATACTCATCTAAGTGCAGATCACTTAAGAGTTATAGAAATAACTGACAGAGACATTAGAATAAGTAAGTTGGAAATGGGGAATGAAGAGCAAGCATTGAACAATATGTTGTTGTCACTCAGGCTACTGGAGTCTAAAATAGAGAAGCAGCGAGAAGTTGTGGCCTCTAGAGCGCAAAGGTACGAAGATGCCAAGAAGCGTTATACTGTCTTGAAGAAAGAAATATGGCCACAGTATGGCTTTAGAGAGAATGAAGGTTTAGGGTTCAATCCCGACACTGGAGAAATTGTAAAACAATAAACTATAATCCACAGGAGGGATTAAAATGGCAGATATTAAAGTAATTTATGTGAATGCAGACAGCCTATATGAGGAACACTCAGAGGCCAATGATAGTATTAAAATGCAATCATTGAAAACTGCCAACTTCGAACTTACAGATACTAAGCTTGGGAATCTAGTTGATGGTGCCGACGCTAATGACGAGCATATTCACGATGCCAGATACTATAGAGAGGACGAACATGTCTCTACTTCAACTGGAGTTAGTGAAGCCGGACTCCCTATCGTGCTTGATGCTGGAGGAAAACTAGACGAGTCTTTAATCGACCCTGCCGCCCTAGCTGGCACTCTTGACCACGGACTTCTAACTGGCCTTGGCGATGACGACCATACTCAATACCTATTAGTAGACGGAACTAGAGATGCGACAGGACTCCTAAGCTATAGTTCTGCCCTTGCTATTAGTGCCGACACAAATCTTGTCCATAAGAAATATGTTGATGACCTTTTCTCTGGTCAAGAATGGCAAGACTCAGTTATAGACAGAGCAATTACTCCTCCAGGCTCTCCGAGTACAGGAGACAGATACTTAATTGACGCTTCTCTTGGGACCGCTACTGGTGCCTGGATAGGACAAGAAGACTCTATTGCAGAATGGGACGGAAGTGCCTGGGTTTTCACTGCCCCTACTACTGGTGCATTTGTCTCTGCCGATGATGAAAGTGACAGACTTTTTCTCTATGACGGTACCAACTGGGTAGCAAAACTTTTTGAATCTACAACTGCATCTACTGGCCTTGAGAAAGTAGGACTTGATATTCGAGTCGCTTCTTCAATTGCTGGCGACGGGCTTGCTTTTACAGCGGGTGTTCTTAGTTCAAACGTAGACGACACTACTATTGAGATCGACACAGATATTCTCAGAGTTAAAGCAGACGGGATTAATGACACACACATAGACTTTGGAACGGGAACTAATCAAGTATCAGGCGAGGACATTCCTCTTCTAGACTCTGGAGCATTCTTTGCGACAGATAATGTAGAAGCTGCTCTTCAACAACTTGCAGGAAGTATTGAAAATGTTGGCACTGAATACACTGTGGGCACAGGCGGGGTAACTGCCGGAGACTTAGTTTATGTCTCATCTAACGACACGGTTCTACCATTTTCTACTTTGTCTAATCCTGACTATTGCGTAGGGATTGCTCTTAGCACTGAGACAGCATCTTCTACAGTCAAGGTACTATCGAATGATACTGTAGTTACTGGAGTGATAACAGGAGCTACTCCTGGGGCCAAATATTTCTGGGACGGAAGTGCGATTGTTGCTACTGCCCCTACTGGCTCTGGTAGTACAGTCTGGCAAGTAGGCGTGGCCAAAAACGCTACTGACCTTCACGTAGAAGTCAGACAGATCAAACGTAACGCGTAACCTGATTAAGGGGCGGCCTATGCCGCCCCTTTATAAAGGAACTTAATGGCAGATATTAAAATACTCTTTGTAAATGACGACAATCTATATGAGGGTCACTCAGAGAGTGAAGACAGTATTAAACTGCTTTCTTTAAAAACTGCTAACTTCGAACTTACAGATGAAAAGCTCGGGAATTTAGTAGACGGTGCCGAGGCAGATGATGAGCATATTCATGATGCCAGGTACTACAGAGAGAACGAACACATATCTATTTCAACTGGAGTTAGTGAAGCCGGACTCCCTATCGTGCTTGATGCCGGGGGAAAACTAGATGACTCTTTTTTAGATATTGAAGCAGACCTCATAAGCTTCCTCCAAGCACCCTCCCAAAATACGGCAGAGGGAGACAATCTCCAGGAGTTAATAGATAGATTGTGTCCTGCATCTGCCACTCAAAAAGTAGACTACAATGCAGACGGCACAGTAGATAAAGTAACTGTCTATAAGAACAGTACGCAGATTGCTGCCAATAGAAGACTTCTCCACACATTTACTTATGACGCTCAGCTAAGAGTGACGACCGAGGTAGTAGATATTTTTACTTTTGACGACGGCACTAGCATAGCTAAAACAACAACTTTCACATATAGTTACAATACGGATGGAACACTAGATACTTCAACTCAGGCGACCGTATGATTAACAGCGTTTTCAAATTTGTACAAGGTATTGTAAATCTACGTGGTGCTACGGATGATACACGCATAGGGAATGTAGAGGACAGATTAAAGACAGAGTCTAAGCTAACGTCAGGAGTTAGTAATCCTTTATTTGATGGGTATGACAGGCAAAGAGTTTCACAGCCGGAAGTAATTTATGATGCCAGATTTATATATGACTTAAGACCTCTACTGACGACTAGCTTCACGACCTCTGGTGGTACGATAACTCGGGACGCTAACACCTCTTCTGCTCAGCTGAATGTCACAACTACAAATGGGTCGAGGTCAACTTATCAGTCAAAAGAATATATCCACTACATACCTGGGCAGACATTTGAGTCTTACATAACGGGAAGATTCAGTGCTAACTCTGCTAACAGAAAGCAAAGACTCGGCTCTTTTGATAATTCAAACGGGGTGTTTTTCGAATATGAGGATGGAGATATATATGCAGTAAGAAGGACATCGACTTCTGGGTCAGTAGTTGATAGTAGGACTATAAGCTCAAGCTGGAACATTGACAAAATGGACGGCACAGGCCCTAGTGGATTAACTCTAGACCCAGATAGCCAACAAAACTATTTTATTAGATACCAGTGGAACGGCTCTGGACCTATTATTTGGGGCCTAAGAATTAACGGCATTGTGATTTATGTACATAAAGAACAATTTTCAAACACAGAACAAACTCCTTGGTCTTCAACGGGAGACTTCCCTGTCAGGTCAGAAGTTATAAACACTGCAACAGCGGCCAACAGTGCCACATTGAACATACAATGTTTTTCTGTATTGTCTAATGGCGCAGTGTTTAATGCCATACAAAGTCACGCTATTGGAAGAAGTAACGACGCGGCCATAAACAACAGTGTTTTCAGGCCATTGATTTCTATAAGGTTGAAGGCGGCCTACAATAGAGGACAGATACTATTGCTAGAGCCTCATGTGTTTGCTAACGACATAGACAACTTAGAATGCCAAGTGGTCCTAAACGGAACGCTTACAGGAGCAAGCTGGGTGGACGTTCCAGGAAACTCCATTGCTCAATACTCCCAAACTGCAACTGCTATTTCTGGAGGGGATGTGCTTTTTAATTTTTACGTCAGGGGCAACTCTTCAAGCGACACTTCTAAAGTTGAGGACTTATTGAAAGTAGTTAGTGACTACGCAGGAGTATCCGACACGCTTACCTTAACTGCCAAGTCTTTAGACAACAATGCAGATGTCAGAGGCTCTCTAGTTTTCGACGAGGTATTTTAATGTTTAATTTAAACTATAGTGAATTTACAAGCTTAATAGATAACGGGACAATAACATACAGGCACCTAGAGTTTGAGAACAAATACGTTTTGATGGGATATGACGACTCCTTTGAATGTACGTGTAAATTATTTAAGCCTTCTAGTGATGCTACTGACTATGAGGAAAAGTACAAAGAAAAAGGACTTAGTAAATTAAACACTAAGTCCGACATTCAAGAAGCTTTGCCTGTGATTATATTGAAATCAGAGGATGACTCTTTTGCTAGGGCCACTCACGACTTCTGTGATCGCACAACTTGGTACACAGAGTCAGTTAGAGTGGAAGGAGAAGTACCGACACTAGACACTGGGCTTACTTATTCTCTAGCAAACCCAAATGTAATTGACGTAGTAAATAAGAAAGTAAACAGGCAAGACACGCTGCCTCAATACAGGATTGTCGTCTATGACGATGGCGTTGAAATAAGCGCATACACAGTCAATCACGCAGAGGGTAAGATAACACTAGATGGCACTCCTAGCGGAGCTTTAACTGTAGACTATAGTTATGAGAACGGGTCAGAGTGGATTATTCAACCCCTGAGCGGGAAGGTTTTAATTATCGAACACTCTGAAATACAGTTTGCTATAGATGTAAGTATGACTTCCCCGTTGAGGTTTGAGATATGGGTATATAACCCGCTATTTAATCCTGCAAATACCATATTGCCAGAAGACCCGACGTATAATCCAATGGCCGATGCACCTAGAAACCAGCTTAGGTTCCAGTTTCAAAATGTACAATACAATGGAATGAAGGACTTAGTGAATGAGGCAAACTTAGGTACGGGTACTATTCCAGCGATAGACGACCTACCTGAGTGTGTTGTATTTCCATTTAACTATGCATCTATTAAGGCCCTGAAAAGTTCACAAGGCGCGCAGATTAGAGTTACTTCTGTAGGAGATGCAGAAATCTCAGGCTCTTTTGGGACGGCCACTTTCTACTGTTTAACTAAAGACGAGGAGTAAGGACTATGACCAGAGCAGCTATATTTATAATTGTCACAATACTGGCCATTGCTATTTTTGACACATACTTGATTTTAGACGAAGGAACTAACGCCTCTATTTCAAATCAACTTATAGAGTGGAGCTACGACTACCCAGCTTTTACTTTTATAATGGGATTTGTAATGGGTCATTTGTTCTGGGTTATAAGTAATAGAAAAAGAGATAAATAGGAGAATTGCATGCCTTTAGTATCTTTGGCCGATATGAAAACACACCTAGGAATTACCACAGCGGACTATGACGCATTCCTAACTGACCAGTTGGAAGTTATTTCCAGCACAGTCGAAAATTATTGTGGGCGTAAGTTTGAGCGGGCAAGCTATGTGCAGACATTTTACTGGGATGATTTCAGAGTACCTCAAAAGTATCTCTATATGTTTCATTACCCTATCATATCCCTAGACTCTGCCACCATAGGTACAGAAGATATTTTGGCGCAACTACGTTTCCATAAACCTTCTGGGAAGGTCACAAGAAATAACAGACAGCTATTTTCTTTTTATAGTGAAGAAGAAATAGTCTTTGAGTACGACGCGGGGTTTGACGAAATACCCCCTATCATTACATCCGTTGTAAAGAACTTAGTTGAGGAGAGATATAATAAAAAGATTTCCGGCGTAGATTTAAACTTTGGCCGAGACGTACAGCAAATATCAATTCCAGGTACAATTAACGTGTCCTTTGACTACACCCTCCAGGCCAACGATAGGTCTAGAAGGTTTGGGCTTATCTTGGGAGACTATGGGAACGTGCTTGACCCTTTTAGAAGTGAGCGTCCAATAGTCGGCTCCATAAAGGAGAACTACGTTGAATAACTTGAACAGCGCATTTAACGTCGCTCTAAGTATTACAGGGTTTGACATTCTTTGGGAGAGGCCAGGAGAAACTCCTGAGACAATTAGAGTCTCAAGCTCTAACTACTCTAGAAACATGGATGGCCCGGCCGATATTATAATGGAAGGCCGAGAGTTTATTATAGCTTTTTCAGAAGTCAAAGACAGTGCCTTACTCCCACCTAAGAGAGGGGATAGGTTAGTTGATGAAAGTACGGCGGGCTATGGGATAAATGTCATTAGACACATAGAGTTAATGAAAGGGCTCGGCGGCGAGATCATAGGCTACAGAGTAAGGACTGATTAGTATGACACTAGAAATACAAATCAAAGAAAAAGGGAAGAACGCACCAGTATATGAGATAGAGACGGATTTTGGTGGCACTAGGACACTAGAGGATTTACTCTTATTTACCAGAAATGCACTCATAGCTGTTTCAGACAAAGTTTTAGAGGAAGAGCAGGCCAAAGGATTCGACAAAAACCCAGTAGTCATTGTCGATAATCGGGTAGGCAAGCCAGTAGATCAAGTAAAACCTCTAGGCAAGATCGAGTATAAAGCAAAAATTTCTGTGGGCGTAGCGGCCATAGACCTCATGAAAAATATCGAAAAAAGGACTCCAAAAAACACTGGACTATATGCGAGTCAAAACTTAGTGTTTTTCAACTCTGTTCAAATAGCCAGTAGTTCTGAGGAGCTAGCTACTTGGTTTGCCAACCCTCCAGAGTTTAAAGATGGAGACAGACTTAGATTTCTAAATGCTGCACCCTACGCACATGCTCTTGAAAGATATGGGGTTACTGCCCAGCGAAGAAAGAGATCTACCAGGAAGTCTAAAGATGAAAAACAAAGAAGTGGCTCTAGGGTTTTAAAACCTAACGGAGTTTATCAACTAAGCTATAGATCGGCTAAAAGAAAATATAAGGGAAACATTAAAATTAAGTTTGAAATACTTCCTGGCCAGTATCTAGGGATTACTCAGCCTTTGCCTCCTAGTTCAAGACAACAATTCAGGGCTACTTACGACCCCAAAGGCAAGTTCAATAAGGGATTTTATATGTATCCTTCGATACTACTAGACATTACCACACAAGGAATAGTTCAATGAGTGCAAGCTATGTAAGAGATCAAATTGAAAGTTTCATAGCGGCAAATGCCCCTACAGAAAACTATATAGATTTAACTGCCGAGTTTAGGGAGTTAGACGAAATGCTTAATGACTACTCAATTGGCAGAAATGACCCTTGGCTTGGAGTACAGTTTATCGGAAATGGCGAGGAGCCAATTACGGTTCCGGCCACAAACGACTCAGGTAAATATAGGGAGCTCGGTGTTGTCTATTTCCATATAGTAGGAGTGGCCGCCATAGGGGCAGGGACTAGTATTTTATCTCGTGCTGAGACGTTAAGGAATTTACTTAGAGGTAGAAGAATTGGTAAGATTAGAGTCAATAGCGTAGCTCCTCCTAATTTTGAGGCAGGGGCCACTCTACAGTTTGAAGGTGGATGGACTTCTGCGAGTTTACTTGTAGACTATGAGTACGATCTTGACCTTTAAGAATGCTTTAAGCAAAATGAAATAAAATGTAAATAAGGAGATTTTCCATGAGTTCGTCCAACCTAGTCAAAGTATCCCTAATTGAGGAAACCGCCCTCGGGGAAACACCCGCTACAGGCAATTTTAAAACTGCTAGATTCACTTCCGAGTCTTTATCAGGTACGCCCGAAACAACTGAGTCTGCTCAGATTAGAACTGACCGATTATCTAGTGGGCAAGTTGTTACTGGCCTCACAGTCGGTGGAGAACTTAACTTTGAAGCGGCCAAAGAAGAAGTCGTAGAATCATTTATGGAGTCTGCTTTATTGAGTGACTTTACAACTTCTACCGCTGTGTCAGTTGACCTAACTGTAGACAATACTGCTAAGACAATCACTCGCGCCGCTGGAGACTTCAACGGAGAAGTGGCAGTTGGAGACTTTGTAGTGCTTGCAGGATTTGATGACGCAGGAAACAACACGGAAATTATGGTTACTGCCATCAACTCTGCTACTGAAATCAAATATGTTGGACCAGAAGGAATGGTAGACGGGACAGGGACTGCTACTTCTTTCCAGGTGTGTGACAAACTATCAGTTGGTATTAATAAGAAATCTTTTTCTATGCAAAAGTCTTTCGAAGACTTAACCGACAAGGCCATTAATTATAAAGGTATGCTTGTTAGTAATATGTCATTAAACGTATCTTACGGCGAAATTGTAAATGGTACTTTCGGCTTTAGCGGCGTTGCGTACCAGCCAGTAGAAGTGGCCGGAGACTTTATCACAGACTCTAGGACAGTAGACAGTCCTGCTACAACTAACTCATTAAACGGCTCAATTGATATGCCACACATATCATCTTCTGCTGTAGGTGATTTACAAGAAGCAGAGTTCTGTATTCAATCACTGGAAGTTAGCCTAGACAACAATCTCACTGCTCAAACTTGTATTGGAGAAAGTGCCCCAGTAGATTACTCTCCTGGCACAGCGGCCATTTCAATTAGTCTTACTGCTTACTTGGCAGATGACAACTGGGATATTCTCGCTAAAAAACTTACTCAAACTCCTTTTTCTATCGGCTTTCAGCTTAAGAACGAAGACGGCTACTATGGTTTTTTCTTCCCAGCTATTCAGGTGTCTTTTGAAGACCCTGCATCTACTGGGGCCAACGAAGATGTGTTCTTAAATATGACGGGAACTGCAAAAGTTGGAGCTAACGGCGAGTCCTCTATGCTTATTTACAGGGCCCCAACCGTATAGTATAAATAACTCATTGCTCCTTCTTAGGTTCTAACCTCCCCCTAAGAGACTCCACGAGTACGGCCCTGCGGACACACCTCCCGCAGGGCCTTTTTTCTCTTGACTGTATATTGCCTTAGAGAAAGAATGGCACCTCAATCTATAGGAGGATTTCATGAAAACTAATTTAGACAACATCTACAAGACTGATTCATCAATGGAGAAAGATGGAATTTGGTTCGCTATTACTGACGAAACTCAATTCTTAGTTAGAAGATTTGGCGGTGCCAATGCTCAAAAAGTAAAGCAGGCCACGGCCAAATACTACAAGCCATTTGCTCGCCAGGTAGAAAATGGAACTATGAGTGCTGAAAAAGAAAAAGAAATCTTAGTTCGCTCTTTTGTCGAGTCTTGCTTAGTAGACTGGAAGGGAGTTGAGATTGATGGAGAGGAGCAAAAGTTCGAGAAAGAAAAAGCGATTGAGCTTTTTTGTAACTTGCCTGATCTGTTTGAGAGCATATATGAGTACGCTACGGCCACTAGTTCGTATCGAGAAGACTTGGGAAACTCCTAGCCCGATATGTCAGATGGTCTATGAAGTGGGGGCCTAAAATCAAAAGTGGATTCTACCACAATCTTGAGGCCAAAGGCCTTTTAAGAGAAGGGGAAAGGATGCCAGAAGTAGGGCCCTACTCATTCTATCTTGAGGCATTTAGGGAATTAAGCAGTTGCCGCACTGGGTCAATGGGCCCATCGCCCATTCCCTTTTCAGCTATAAGAGAGTACGCTAGTATTTATATTGAAGAAGGACCAGACGAGTTTGAAGATTTCCTATATCTAATTCGCTGCATGGACGATGCGTATTTAGAGGACAGTGAAAAGAATGGCAATACAACAAGCAGCGAGAGTAATAAAAATACAAGTGGACACAAAAGGGGCCGAAGGTCTTAAGCGTGTATCCCAACAACTAGGCAAAGTCTCGAAAGATGTAAAGCGGACGGCCAATGTTGCCACTCGATTACAAAGGGCCTTTGGTGCCCTTGCCGCTTTTTCTTTTGCGGGCTTTGGAATCCGGGGACTAGTCCGTGCGTCCGATGAAATTCAACTTTTAAGAGATAGAATTACCGCCTTTGAAGGAAGTGCAGAACTTGCCAATATGCGCATAGAGCAGTTGGCCGAAGTGGCCAACACCACGGCAGCCCCTCTAGGCGTGCTTGCTACTTCCTACAACAGACTTGCACTTGCACTTACTGATACAGGCATTAGTGGCGAGGCATTACTCGGGATTACAAAAGCACTCCAACAATCTTTTAGGATTGCCGGGGCAGGGATTGGAGAAATACGTGGGGCAGTAATCCAGCTTTCACAAGGTTTAGCATCGGGGCAACTCCGAGGCCAGGAACTGAGATCGGTCCTAGAGGCCAACGCAGTTATAGGTGGGATACTCGCAAAACAACTTGGAGTTACCCGAGGGGAGTTACTTAAATTCTCAGAGAAAAGAGGCGGTATTTCTGCACAGGAAACTATTGCTGCACTAAGTAATAACTTTGATTCTTTAAATAAAAGAGCGGGAAACCTTTCGCTTACTATTGAACAGACTTTGGCCATTGCGTTTAACAAATTCCAAGTTGGAATACTAAGGGCCAATGATGCTCTAGGGATTTCTAAAGGGTTTTCTAAAACAATTTTATTTTTAACGGAGAATGGACTTCCATTACTCTCTGTGGCACTTGGAGTTACTCTAGTCCTAGCGGCCAATAAAGCATTGATTGCTGTAGGGCTATTAAACTCTGGACTTACACTAACTCAATTTCTGGCAGTAAGTTTAATCAGAGTACTCGGGACAATATCGGCGGCTATAGCTTTCCTAGCAACCCCTATAGGCTTGGCCGCAATTGCGCTTTCAGGGATACTCCTAATATTTACGGACTTGGAGAAAGCCCAACTTATTGCTGAAAAGGCACTTGCCTCTATAGCTAAAGCATTTATAGATACTTTGGTATTCATAGGTAAATCAGTGGCCTCCATACCTGTAGTGGGAGACATCTTAAACGAGAAACTTGGCCTAGACGGAATTATAGACAATTTTGAATTACTTTCAAAAGTTACAGGGGCGACAATTGCCGACCTAGGAAGACAGTTAGATGATATATCTAAGTTAAGAGTGGAAGAGGCCCTAGCAAAAGAGCTAGAGAAGCTACAAAAAAAAGTAGACTCTGGCGCAATTGACTCTCTTAAAGACTTAAACAGGGCATACTCCCAAGGAATAATAAGTCTTGATAGATATAATCAAGAACTAATTAAGTTAAAAGAGACTGATATTTTCTCTGACTTCAATGACGGGAATATTTCTATTAGGGAGAGAGAGAAAAGACTATCTTCTGTTAGAGATGAAGTATTCGGTCTTACTGGCACGTTCTCTAAGTTAAACAAGGAGCTAGAACGAACTGGCGACCTCGAAGCATACTCTAAAGGACTAAGAGACTTAGACCTTGAGTCCCTTAATAAAAGATTTGAAGAAGGTAAAATATCTCTTGAAGACTTCCAGAAAGGCCTAGACGAGCAGAAGCTAGGAAGCTATCGCAGAGAGTTAAACTCTACTTCTATATCTATTGCACAATACAGAGAGAGTGTTCGTGGCCTAGAGCAAGAACAATTAAATAGAAAACTAAGAGACGGTCGAATAGACCTCATTGAATACAACAGAGAGCTCGTCTCAGTTTCAGAAAAGTTTAGACCTGGAGCAGCTATTATTGCTGGAAGTGCCGATGCCATTGACGCGGCCGGAACACTTTCAAAAAATATTGCAGAGGCAATATCAAACACATTCTCTAGCCTAGAAGATACTTTAGTAGATTTTGTCAAGAAAGGTAAGTTTGAGTTTGCAGCACTTACTCAATCTATACTAGACGATCTTACTAGAGTTATTATCCGAGCTTCTATTATCCAGCCTTTGGCTCAAGGTATTCTAGGAGCTGTAGGAGGAGGAGGAGCTGTAGGAGGAGGAACACCACTAGGAGGCGGGTCTTTTTCACCGACGATCACTCAAGCAAAAGGCGGGGCGTGGGAAAATGGCGTTCAAAAATTTGCTAGTGGTGGGGTCGTAAACTCCCCTACTTTTTTCGGAACTTCTTCTGGCCAGGGGCTTATGGGAGAAGCGGGCCCAGAGGCAATACTTCCTCTTAAAAGAACGAGCGGGGGCGACCTAGGCGTAAAAGCAGCTTCTCCTAATGTGAATATAAATATCGTCAATAACACCAGTGCGCAAGTAGAGCAAAGAGAAGGCGTAAATGGCAAGGGCGATAGGACTATAGATTTCATTATTGTAAACAAGGTAAAAGAAGGTCTTTCTCGTGGGGATTTTGACAAACAATTCTCTACTCAATATGGTCTTAGAAGAAGAGGTAGTTAATGGCACTACAATGGCCCATAACATTACAAAGCTGTGTGAATACTGCCGACTTCCAAGTATCTTTCGGCGAAACAGTACTTCGCTCTGATATGGAAGTAGGGCCCGCAAAAGTTAGACGTAGAAACACTAAGGGAATCGACAAATTTTCTGCCTCTATTGACTTGTCTGTAGCGGAATACACCACCTTCAAAAACTTCTACACCACATCCCTAAATGGAGGAGTGCTATCCTTTAATTTCGACCATCCTATAACTAGAGAAGAAACTGAGTTTAGATTTGCAGAAACTCCTAATGTGCGACCTCTCGGGGGAATAGAGTTTAGGGTTACTATGGTCTGGGAAGAGGTTCCTTAAATGGCAAACCAACTATCTCCAGAACTTCTATCTGAAATATTTGGGCAGGTAAGTTCCGACCCATTCCTTATGCTTGCCACGTTGTCCCACCCAACTTTTGCACAAACAATATATTTAGTAAGCAACACAGTAGACATCGAAAGTCGGGGTCAAACATACCAGGCCTTCCCGATGAATATTACTTTGCCAACGGACGACGGAGAAAGTGCCAGAGAAGTTTTTATAGAATTTGACAATGTATCCTTAGAATTGATTTCCGAACTACGTAAAATAACTACCCCCATCGATGTAAAAATAGAAATGGTACTTGCTTCTTTGCCCGATGATGTCCAAGTGGCCCTAGAAGAGCTTAAAATGGGGTCGATAAATTATAATGAGAAAAGAGTCAGGGCCAATTTATATCTTGACAACTTCCTAAATACGGAGATGACCAGTGAGAAATACGTCCCGTCGAAATATCCAGGGATATTCTGACCTAGTAGGTATCTCTTACTCTGAGATGGATTGCTGGGCCATAGTCCGAGAGTTCTATAAAACAGAAATGGATACGACACTTAAAAGTTATTATGACGAAATACCCTCTTCTAAATTCGAAGCGCGCGACTTAGTATATTCCTACAAGTCTGACTTTAAAAAAGTAGAAGGGCCCGAGATAAAAGGAGATATTCTCCTGATAAAGCTTTTTGGAGTGGAGAGTCACATCGCGGTGTACTTAGGGAACGGGAGAATACTCCACACTTCCATGCCTACAGGCTGCGTAGTGGACAAACTAAGCAAGTGGGAGAGAATGATTTCTGGAACATACAGGGCCGAGGTTAGAAATGTCGATTAAATTTAGATCGAAAATCATGGACGAAACTCCGAAATCCCTATCTTTCAAGAAGGGCGAAACAGTAAAGGAGTTAGTATCAAGGGCAATAGCGTCTTTGTTCGATATAGAAGAAGAGGTTATTTCCGAAGAACTACTAGAAAAGTTTGTCGTAAGTATAAATCTAAAAGAAATACCCCGTGAGTTTTGGGAGACTATAACAGTAGAAGACTCAGACGAAATATTTATATCCCCTGAATTAAAGGGTGGAGATTTCGGTCAAGTATTTAAACAAGTAGCTATAATTGTCGCTACGATTGTGGCCACAGTTACTCTAGGTCCAGGGGCCGGGGCAACTACAGGCCAGCTTATAGGCGGGGCTTTGGCCGTAGCCTCCGTGACAATCGGCACAACTCTTTTACTAAACTCCCTTATCCCCCCTCCTAACCCCTCAAGCAATCCTGGGGGTTCTTCTGCGAGTTCTATTGAGGGCTCTCAAATGTACTCTCTGGGCGGACAGTCCAACGCCTTTAAACCATACGGGTTTGTACCTAAGGTTTATGGAACCCACAGGCTCTTCCCTAACATCGCCGCTAGTCCCTATACGACAATTGAGGCAGAGCCCGGCACTGGTAAACTAGTTCAATACTTCCACGCAGTTTATGACTTCGGGCTAGGTCCAATGGTACTTGATGAAAGCACCCTGAGTATAGGTGACACACCTATTAGTAGCTATGCAGAAGTTTCGTACAACTTGGTAGACCTCAATAAGCCCGCAGTTGATGAAGGTGTGTGGGATAATATAACTCAGTCTGAATTTACTTTATATAAAGGCGACAATGAGAAGGATGGAACTACGGCAGTTCTGAATATAGATAAATCCCCTACTGCGCAACTCGCAGACTACAGAATAACTAGGAACGCTTCCCCCAACCCCGCTAATAGTCTTCAAACTATAAGTCTAGATTTCGTATGTCCAAGAGGACTCATTGCTTTTGGCTCGGACGGAAGTAGAGGGACTAGGACAATAGAACTATCAATAGAGTTCTCCAAAGTAGGGGAGAATATTTGGAGAAGATACGACAATCTAAACTTTGTAGATAGCTTTAAGTCTGCCGGAGGGATTACTCCTAACACATGGACCGCATCTGCTTTATTCTCACAAGACATTGCCGACTACAGGGAAATATTCAAGTATGACTACGGCCCTGGGTTAGTAGGCGGCGAACCTGGACTCTTTACTAGGGTCACAAACTACGGATACAAAAAAGGCGAAACCGCTGTAGAATTACAGTCTGGTTTAGCGACAGGGACTTCTATAAGAAGAGGTCGTGACGATAAATTCCTAGCTAAAACTCAGTCCGAGACTCCTATAGGCGGGGGGTTTTCAAGGTACACGCTAGATAGGCCTCTCTCTTCCATTGTCATTATAGTTCAAACCACACAAGTATTTAGTTCCTATGAGCCTGGCTATATTTCTCAGAAAGTTCTTGGGGATATAGAATTTACTGAGCCTTTTTCTGGCCTACTTAGAATAAGCGGGAATAGTCAAAATCAGGTTTATGCTACAGCTTCTTTCACTCCTAAGGAGCGGGCATCTTATAAGGTTAGAATTACTCGTGATAGGTCTTACTCTTCTAAGACATTCCAAACTACAGACGCGCTAACACTTTATTCTATTTCTACTAGGTTCGACAGGGCCCCAATTCTTACAGACAATAGGCATTTATTTCTTGAGCTCAAGGTCAAGGCCACAAACCAGATAAACGGAAATGTAGACAACCTATCAGGGACAGCATCCTCCGTATTAGAGGTGTACGACCCAAATACACAGACATGGAATAAGGAGATAAGTAGAAATCCTGCTTGGGTTTTTTCTGATCTTCTTACAGGGGAAGTCAACAAGCGTGCCATTGATAAGTCAAGACTAGACACTGACTCTCTAGTGGAGTGGGCGGCCTTTAGTGATGAAGTCGTGACTTCCCAAACTGCCATTCAATTTGTAGACCCAAGATTTTCTTGTGACTTTATTCTCGACTACGAAACTACTCTCCAGCAATTACTTAACTCTGTATGTAATGCTGCTCAAGCATCATTAAACCTTATCGATGGGAAATACGGGGTTCTAATTGATAGAGAGAAAACTGTACCTGTCCAAATATTTACTCCTAGAAACTCGTGGGGATTTAGCTCATCCAGAAAATACACCGAGGCCCCAGACGCTATTAATGTACGCTTTGTGGACCCAGGACTAAACTGGAAAGCAACCGAAATTACTGTGTATGACGATGGGTTTGACAAGACTAATGCAGACAGAATAGACGACTTATCTACTTTCGCCTGTACTTCACAACACCAAGCGTGGAGATTTGGCCGCTACATGATGGCCCAAAACAGACTTAGACAAGAAACTATTTCTATCAGTACAGACTTTGAATATTTGGTCTGCACCCGAGGAGACTATGTACAAATAACACAAGATGTTATGAAAGTAGGCGGCAGGCCAGCGAGAGTAAGGACTGTTTCCGGCACTACTATTACTATTGACGATGGAATAGAAACTATTTCAGGACTGAATTACGGATATACTTATCGATCATCCGGCGGCTCTTTCTATACGGACACATTGACCGTAGTTGACTTTGAGACATTCGAACTAGACGGAGAAATACCTGACAAGGGAGATTTAATAGTTATTGGGGAAGTAGGAGATTTAGTCTTTGACTGTATAGTGGCCTCGATAACTCCTCAAAATGATCTTACTGCACAGATTTCTTTAGTCGAAAAAGCAGATGCTATTTATGATGCCGAAACTGGCGTGGCCGTTCCTGAGTACGACCCTCAATTAAATACCGACACAGTAGGTCAGTCTGCTCCTAACGCTGTAGAGGACTTAGAGGTAGTCGAAAATACTTATAGGGTGCTAGGGAGAGATTACCAATACTACATAGGTCTTGACTGGGACGCTCCAGATGGAAGCGCAGTGGCCACTTATGAAGTTTATCGAGACGTAGGCGGAGGCTACAATTTAGTAGAGGTTACTAAAGACTCTGACTACGAATACATTGTAAGAGAAGATGACCTTGACGAAGAGCATGGGTTTAAAGTTCTGGCCGTGTCTGCCACAGGGGAGAAAATATCTTTAGTCGATGCCCCCGAAGTGTTTGCCACTCCACTTACTAAAGTCACTCCTCCTTCAGACTTAGAAGCACTAAACCTAAATATAACGGGGGAAGTGCTTCAACTTGACTGGTCAGAAGTTTTAGATGAAGACTTAGACGACTATCTTATTCGCTACAATCCGAACACAGACACAACTATTACTTGGGAAAATACTATACCCTTAGCAAGGGCCGATAAAAACTCTACTTCTATAGCAGTTCAGGCAAGAACAGGTACTTATTTCATTAAGGCCATAGACCTTAACAAAAATGAGTCTGAGCTACCCGCACTGGCAGTGACTCACATCCCAGAACTATTCGACCTCAATATAATTGACGAGACGAATGACTTCCCTGCACTTAATGGAGAGTTAGAGAGAACTAAAAAAGAGGTCACAGGCGGGGCACTTGTAATACAGACGAAAACCTCGGGCGGCGTAGACACAAATGAATACTACTCTAGCGGATATTACTACTACGCAGACTTTCTAGACTTGGGAGAAATATACACTGTAAGACTTCAATCATTAATCGAGGCCGAAGGTTTTACAGTAGGTGACTTGATGGACAGTTGGAATCCTCTGTCAGATGTAGAGTCCCTATCTAATGCTAGAACTTCTGAATGGGATGTAGAAAGCCAGGTTAGGTACACTGCAAACCTTAACACTATTAGCGAATGGACAAGCCTAGATATAATTGACCCTTTGTCAGAAGGTGTTCAAGATAATTTTGGGGAGTGGGTTAAGTTTACAATGGGAGATTTTACTGGACGCATCTTTCAATTTAGGCTTAAGTTAATTAGTAATAAAGCAAGTGTCACTCCAAGAGTGTTTGACGGAATAATTAGGTCCGATATGCCAGACAGAACATTCTCATTAAACAATGTCGTGAGTGAAGCTATAGGCACTACGAATATAGCATATACTCCTCCCTTCAAAGGGCCAGAGACAACCCCTAACGTACAAATAACACAGGACAGTGCGCAAAATGGGGATTACTTCGTGTTAGCCAATAAGAGTCTTTCCAGTTTCGACATTACCTTCTATGATGGAAGTGATGTCCAAGTATCAAGACAATTTGATGTAACTGCGAAAGGGTATGGAAGAAAAGCAAATCAAGTTATTTAAAATAATTCAGGGGATGACAAAATGAGTCAACAAATTTGGAACGAAATCATACCTACCACTACGAGCGGTAATCAACTCGCAACACTTCTTAACGGGTTTAAAGACGCAGTAGTGTCAGGGTTTAGTGGAACGTCTAGGCCATCGCAGTTAGATGCCGGGGGATACTGGATAGACACAACCGATGATGCAAGTGGTCTTTGGTATTATAAGCTCTATACTGGGACTCAAGACATTACAGTATTTACAATTAATAAGGACACTGGCTCTGCCTCAGTATTTTCAACTGACTCACAGTTTCAAATTACTAAGAGTAGCGTGGATACTGACGGAGGTATTTTAAAGTTCCTAAAAGAGCGAGGAGATGGCGGCCAAACCTTAGACGGCGACTCACTCGGGGATATAGAGTTTACTGGTACTCGGGACGATGGAGTAGAAGTAGTCCAGTCCCGAATTAGTGCAGTTTCTAGCGACGATGTAACTGCTACTGCTCGGGGCTCTTACTTAGTTATCGAGGGAACTGACGATAACACTTCTGCCCTCACAGAAATGGCACGCATCATAGACTCCAAGCTAGGTATTGGAGTTACTAACCCAGAAGAGACAATTCACATTGATGGAAATTTTAAAGGGCTTAATGAGTCCGACACAATAGCTCCAGTTAAAAGCATATATCAAAAGAAAAGAATAGCGGGCGGAGGACAAGTCCTTAGTGGTGACTCACTGTATAAATCAGAAGTTTACTCTACTGACATTAACGGAGATTCTTTTGAGGCATCGAATGTAGAACACTCTGCGAGTGAAAACCACACAGACATCGCACGAGGAACTCAAGTAGTTTTCAGAAATACCAACGCTGGGGAAACTGCTCTTTCTGCCTATATGACAGTCGGAGATAGTGTGGCCTTTAATAAGGGCGTAGATGTGGCCGACATGACCGTAAGTGGTACAGTCACAAACGGTACTTTCTCCAATAGCTCAGTCGAAAATCCTTCTCGGCTAGACCCCAAGAAGGATACAGAAGCAAACCTCACAACCTATGCCTCTTCTGCACAAGATGGAGAGCTAGTTTACTCAAGTGATACGAACTCATTTTTTGTTATTACGGGCGGAGAACTCGTCCCGGCCGGAGGCGGCGGAGGCGGAACTAGTCTTATTTGGGAGAAGAACTCTTCTGTAGCACCTATTGCGGATTATGTTGAAGGTATTAGAGTCGAAGGGTTTGATGCTGAATCAGAACAAGAAATATATGCACTAGTGCCAGTCCCACTCTCCTATAGAGCGGGCAAGCAAATAACTTTGAAAGAAGGAATCTATGCTACTTCTGCTACAAGCGGGAATGTATTTTTTAGTGCGGCGAGTAAGTTAATTACTTCTGGCTCTACAGTCCTAGGCTCTCTTGGTACTGCGCATGATTCTATAAATACAGAGAACACAGTTCCCGCTATATCTAATGAACTACAGGCAATCGGGGATGTAGACCTCACTGACACCTCTGGGGAAATAAACGGAACTGCCGTGGCCCCTGGAGATAAAATTCTCGTGAGGCTTTACCGGAATAATTCTGGAGAAACTTCCTCTGCAAATGCAATTACTAATTTAATTATTAACTCTTTTGAAATAGCATTCTCTTAAAGGAGATACTTATGACTTTTTTTAAGCTTATACTCACCATAACTTTTTTAAGTTTGTTGGCCCTAAGCGCAGATATTAGCGCACAGCCTAGGCCCTCCGAAGCTCAATACAGAGCAGACAACCTACTCCTAAACTCATCCTTTGAACAAGGCAAGTCCGGCTGGACATTGGGTGCCGGAACTTGGTCTGCTTCTGCAACCGCATCGGGTGTAAATCACTTAAATAGATATGCCGATATTACACTTTCTTCTCAGGCCCTAGACTTCTCTCAGATCATTACTGACATTCCAGAGGGAGCGCAAGGTAAGCCTGCCTATGTAAAGGTCAGCATTGGAAGCACAGTGGCCGGAATACAGGTTTGTGCTTTAGTAGACGCAGTGG